GTGCAAAGTCTTTTACAGGAATAACTTCAGGCAAGTTTCTATCGCTTAGTGTTTGATACAGTTGCTTGTACACAAGCGGTACTTGCTCTAACGAACGAGAAAAGTCATACCAAATTTTTAGATTTTCAGGAACGCCAGTATCTACAAGGGCTTTTACGCCATCATAAAAGTCTGGTGCTAAAGTTCCAGCCTGTGAAGTGGGCTTAATCACCGCTTTGTTTTTAGCTATGATTTGCCCTTTCCTTTCCATGGCGAATACTTCCTCCATGCTTCTCGCCCCCTTAACCTCGTCGGAAAGAAAGCGTATTTCAGGAATATGATTTAATTCAAATGCCATTTTTATTCTCCTTCTTCAGCAACATTAACTGTTACTGTATATGTTTTAGTTTCACCGCCAAGTGTTAAAGTGTAGGTAACAGGACTTGAGAAGTCATTTTCTGTAGTACCGCTTGTTTGTGATGTGCTACCAATCTTAACTGTAGCAGAGTCTGTAACCGTAAATGTTGCCTTCAAACTTGATACAACAGTACCCTTAACAGCTTCTACTGTGATAGTACCAGCTATTTTGTTTATAACTCCATTTACACTTGCACCACTAGCACCAACTGGTAGGCTATAAGTTAAGAAATGAGGTATTACCGCATGAGCTGTAAAGCCAGAGCCTTGATTGACAATCTCTACCCATACTTCTTTGTAGTCGCCATCTGTAATTAACTCTTTTACAACATACCCAATAAAAACCGCACCAGCACTTGTTGTGTCAGAAACAGTTGCCTTTTTAGATGTTGCATTAAATGTTGCAAATACCTGAGTACCAAGTGAGAATGTCCCTGTACCAACTTCATCATTGTGAAAGGATACGACGTCTCCATCGTTGTTTCCATAAAGTGTTAGATAAAAATCACCATCTACTTTATCATAGCGTGATTTTGCCATTACCGATTGAGGTTGTTTTTTTGCGATACCTGCGAACAGTACACCGCCAACCTTCATTCCAATAAAATCTTCGTTTCCGTTTTTATTAACGGCATTAAAGACTGTTTCACCCACATTTAAGACTTTGCTTGCTTTTGTAGGTTCTGCATTTTTTCTAAGTCTAGCCATTGCTTTCTCCTTACCAAATAAAAACTTTTCCAGAAGAATCTTTATCTTCTGTACCAGTGTCAACCTGTCGCCCGTTCAAAGCACCAGATAACACTTTCTGCATTGTGGGCATTTTATTTATGTCCTCAATTTTTTGTTTAATTTGCTCTTTGGTCATCGGCTCATCACCAATTAAATCCTTCGCAAACATAATAGCTTCTTCACTGCTATACGCTTCCTTTAGAGCAACGTCCCGAACCACCTCAAAATTATCTTTTTGAAATGTTTCCATGTCAGCTAAAACTGTTTCTAGCTCACCGTACTTTTGTGATAATGTGTCAAACTTTGAAACTTTTTCTTTCATTTCGTCTGTCGCAATAATATCACCAAGTCCTAGTTTTTCAGCGAGTTGTGCTTTATCACTACCCACTTTCTGTGCAGAAGTAGTTATTACTTCAATGGCTTTTTCTAGTTCCATTATTGTATCTCCTTCGTTCTTGTTATCTTCAACGACCGCTTTTTGCGACGTTGCTATCATACCACTGTGCATTCCTGTCATGTTCCACTCTACAATATCATTCCGCTCACCGCTCATAGACTCTACCGCTTTCATGGTTGTAATTCTGCCCTTAGCGTCTTCTTCAAACTCAAATTTAGCATACGAATAAATAGAAGTGGAAAGTAAGCCTGCTTGTATCTCTTTTTTTAACTTAGCGTATTCATGCTCAACCATATCTTTTGATACGTACATTTTAAGTTGTGCTGTATCATCGCTTATAATTTTAGCACCTACAAGATACACTTCATTAGAAGCTCTTTCACCTGTCCAGTTTTTTTCATTGGCTACGTGTCCAAATGCAGAGCCGGGAATAGGTTTTTCTTCAAGCTTGCTAATATAACTTTGCATAAAGTCTTTTGTGAAAATAGTACCGTCTGTTGCAGGATACTTATCACCAAACTTCAACTCTTGTACAAAGAAGAACGGCTTATCGTCCCCTTCGCTTAGTTTTTCGTATGCTTCTTTACAAGCTTTTGTCATCTCTATGCTATTAAGAATATCGTCATTTACTTTTGTTTTAGGTTTAACTGCGTATTGTTGTGTAAAACCATATTTCATATCAGTCTCCTTTTTAATACATAGTTCACTATACATTTTTGTTTGTCAAGTGTTGCAAGAGCGTTTTAGCCTCTTTTACTTTGATTTGCATATATCTGTAGTACATTATAAAGAAATTAGAGCGTGAAAAGCCCCTTATTATCTTAAAAGAGATTAAAAAGAACACAAAACAAGAGTTATAATAAAACTGCTCGTATTCCATCTTGCCTAGCTTTAATAACAAGAAAAGCTTAAATGCCCGTATTTTATAATCTCCCAGCCTTCGCAATAACAGAAAACAGCTACAGAGCGTTGCCACCGTTAAAACTAAAAGAGAAATCTTTGCCACGAAGTGAATATCAAACAAAATCGGTATGAAAAACAATACCGCAAGGATATACTTTAGTAAGAGAACAATGCTTACAAATATGCCGACCCTACGTTTGAGTTTTATCCCTGTCTTCATTTGTGATAAGATTTTCACCTTCGGTTGGTCTGTTCCTGTCGCTTCTATCTTCATTTTCACCACCTTTTTTTGCACTACTTAATTCAGCTAACCGCTCCATCATCTCTGGCATTGCCTTTGAAAGAGAAGCATAGTCTCCTAAATCATTTAAGTACTCATCTAAATAATCTCTTATTTCCTCATCAGTCATAAGAGCGTTTTCTTTCGCAAGCTTCATACTTGCTATCATATAATTAACTATCTTTGCTCGTAATTCTGGAGTTTCAAGGTCTAGCCGTTTCCAATGTAGGTCTATTGGTTTAACACTTGTACCTTGTGCTAAGCTAAACGTCCTGTTATACAGTTCTAATATTTCTATCCAGTTTGTATACCATTCATTATTTCGTAACGTTTCAATGTGTTGTATCCAAGAAGGTACTTGTGCTTCAACGGACGCAAAACTTGCACCGAGTTTAGAAGGGAATATCCATTCAGGAGTACCCATAATTTCACGTATACACGCATACATTGTTTTCGCAATTTCAAGGGAATCTTGAGCAGAAGGCGTTACGTTTATATAACTAGACTCTTCTTTAACTCCATCATCGCCTATCGTATTAAATAAAATATCTAAACTTTCTAGGTCTATGCCGTTAGTGTCTACACCGTTTACCATAGCTGTATTTGCAAGCCACGATTCAGCGTCTCTTGCTGTTATGTTTAGCTTTCGCCTTGAGCTTCTTCTATCCTCTATCGCTCTATTAAGCAATACAGAAGAGAGTACTCGCAAATAAGGTTCTGTCGCTTCTATAAGCCCATGTCCATAAGACTCTTCTAAACTTCTGTTATATCGCACGAAAACAACAGGTAGCCTTCCGAGATTATGAGCTATAACGGTATCCTCTTTACCCTCTTGTCTATCCCCTTCATAGCGAGTGTATATATGTGTTTGTGTAAACCGTCGTATCCTTCTACACCGCCTTCTATTGCCTTGAGCGTCATTAAACTCTATATCATGTTCAAAGGAAACCTCTAAAAGCTCTTTTGTATCAATGTCAAACACAGGTTTTCTCATGCTTTCAAAGTTATAAATAATATTGTCTATATCGTTTTTCTTGTCATTCCAACACGCCCATAAAAAGAAGTTACCCTCTACAAAGCCTTTTTTATGAACAGAATTTGCTACAAAGTCAACGTGTTTTTGTATCTTATCCCTATTGCGACCACCGCCAGTAACAACAGGTATCCCAATATAGTCAACCAAAGCATTGATACCGCAAATAACAACGCTTGCAGAAAGCTTATAATCTTTTTCATAATTATTCCAAATGTTACGTATTTTTTCAGCGTCTATCCTGTGGTCAAGAATCAAGTCCACTTCGGCATTTGATACTACGCCCTTTAACTCCGAGCTTGCCTTCTTTTTGTTTCTAAATATAATATCTCTTAATCTCATATAAGCCCTCCTTCAGGGTTTATCTTAAATGCTGTTGTTTTCATGCCAAAAATACCCTGTTTCGCCCTCTTGTGTTTGCTTAGTAAAAAACAATATAACGCAAGACAATCGCCCTTATCAGGACTTCTCATTCCGTTACTTCTCATTTTATCTTTACTTTCTAACACTATTTTTCCGTTTGGTATTGAGTATTTTCTTGAACAAATACTTCGCTCTAGCCCATCAGCACCATCAAAAAAATCTTTATTACTTAACTCGTTTTTACTTCCTGCTACAAACTTATTAAACGGTATACATAGTTCTGTCAACTGTTCACTCATTTTCACCCAGAGTAAATCAGCCATCTTTTCAGCTGTTGCGTCTCCTGCCCATTGAGCTTTATTTTCAACTATCTTTAAGTTTTCTCTTCTTGCGTATTGTTTCAAAACGTCTCTTGTAGAAGCACCAACTCCATTAACGTCAATTATAACCTCTATTGCCATACCTCTAGGAAAGCCATATTCATCGGAGTTCTCTCGTAAATGCCTTACACAGTCTAGAATAGCTCTTACATTATCATGCCCGTCTTTGCGACCTTTTATACTTCTCCAGTAGTAAATATGATTGCCTACCCCAGCACAAATTTCTGTATTATCAGCACCAAAGTCAGCAGGGTCAACACTAATTATCGGTATCATAAGTCGTTTTGTTTCTTGATTGTATGTAGAAGTAAGCTCTTGTAATGAAATGTAGCTATCACTTTCAGAAGAAGGAAACTCACCGAGAACACGTATTTTATACTCGTTAGAATGCCGTCCGAACTTCTCAAGCATATTGCGAACGTATTGTTTATCCCCTCGATAATCTTTGTGTTCACAAGAGAGTGTCAGCGTCCTGTAGCGTTTTTTAGATTTGTGAAAAGCGTCATAGAACTCCCCAAATAATTGAGTAGGGTTTCCTATCATTAAAAAGATAGAGTTTTTATCGGATCCCGCACCTTCTAGCGTTGTTATAATATCCTTATCAGTGATACCGCTTGCCTCATCTACAATGATGAGTGTACCACCTTTCCCGTGAAGCCCTGCAACGTTTTCAGCACAACTAGCCGTCCGTAACTCCATTTGCCAGTTACCTTGTGTATCTTTAGAGCCGTCAAAGTTTTTAACACCGATTATTTCAGCACCGTAATCAAAGAAGTCAGGAAGTAAAGGTGATTGATTTATCCAGAACTTCATCTCACCCCATAAACTTTTCGCCTGCCGTTCTGTTGGAGCAAGTATCCCAGCCCTCGAATTATGCCTTGTGAACACAAACCACAACGCTATCCATGAAGCTACGCACGTTTTTCCAGTACCATGTCCAGACTTAACCGCAACGTATTTTCTATCCCTACCAGACTTAGCAACGGCTTTCAAAACTTCTCTTTGTTGTTGTCCTATTCTTAAAAGCTTACTTATACCTTCACTATCAGGCTTCTCTTCATAACAAATAATATCTTCTATGAAGCCTATAGGGTCATCAAAGTAGAGTTTAGATAATCTTCT